TGGAAGTCATTGCCCGCTCCGCACCAGTTTGAACTCTATCTGCTGCAATTTGAACACGATCAGCTTCCACAAGGGTAGCTGCGTTTTGAACTGTCAAATCATAATTTTGCCATACAATAACGGGATTAGTATCCACACACACTTTGAATTTATTCAAAGAAGTGTTCCAATAGAGTGTGCCTAGTGAAGGTATAATTTTTTTAGACAATACTACTTCATTAGCTGTGGTATCATCAATATACCCCCCTATAAAGCAATCTTGAAATTCTTTCAAAATTGCTTTAATTGAAATAGGGTCAGTGGTCCTGCTGGAACCTTGACAATTAAGATTATTAAAATCATTGATTGAAAAGTATGGCTTATTATCGGTCATTTCATAGAACCCTTACTATGTCACACTGTGAAATCAATTAAAAGCCGCATAGGACGGCTTAAAAAATTTACAGAAGCAGCATTATCTAATACTACATGAAATCCTGTAGTAGGGCGAAGTTGTACAATCCACATACGACTGTCTGCTGCGTAAAGGATACCATCAGCACCTTCCAAAAGCACACGCCAACCAATAATATTAGTCGGTAACAATGTGATTGATGAGGTTATACCCTCTTCATTTTCCAGAACAACATCCGGTAGCGGCACATCAACTGAGGCACCAGCAGTCGTTGGGCTAGTGAACGACACCAGTTTAGTTAGACGCTGCGAGGCGTCATAGATATTTTTCATATAGAAGCTGGCACGCCGAACATGAGTCATATTTTTGGCCACATATTCGACAATACTGTAGGCATTACCAATCAGCTTGTCGATGATAAGGGTGGTCGAACCAAGAGGGTCAAAGGAAGATCGCATCAGACAAAACCCCGTTTCTCGAAGCTATTATTGGACGAGGACATGGCAATCCCAATGAGATCCCGGTCCACAGCTTCAGTGCAGATGGCCTCATAAATCGTAAGGTGCTCTTGGCCTTTGGCCGTAGACTCTTGGGTGTTCATGTGGCTGAAGACCTTATATGCAATATAAGCCTTCAAAGCACCATAGAGAACATCAGGAATATCGATCCCATTGGTTCCCTCTTCCCCGTTGAGATCTTCGAGCCGCATCTGGGGATGCTTGGCCTGATAGAGCACAGAGATCATGACACCGGGAATTGGTCGTGGAACCTGAAGCACATTGATCTGGGGCGTATAGAGCGAGTTCAGATCGTCGGGATCGTTGAGCACATACTCCTGACCGATGGAGTTTTTGGCCCCCAAGATCTTGATCACGTCCTCCTGAAAAGGCTCGCCAAGAAGATCCAGGATATAGGCGAAGCCTTCAGCTTCTGGTTCCTGCTGGCTCTTAGCATACTTTTTCAGGAGGTGGTAATTGGTGATGTGCCCATAGAGCTTGATCAACACCTCGTTCTCGCGCAGCAAGAAGCGTGAGTGAATACGGATCAGAGCCTCATTCAAATAGCCCACAATTTTGGGACGATCCTGTTCACGGATCGCTCCAGCACCTTCCAAACCGACTGCCGTATTCGACAACTCACCATAGGAGAGGTCAGCATACAGCTCAGACAATAGCTTCATGATAACCCCCGATCACACGATATAAGATGACAGTGCATTTGCTTCGCCAGCGTCATGGTGCTCTTCCCAATAATCGACTTCTTTGGGTGTAGCAGGTGCAGACTCAGAGGGCTTCCAAGGCTTCAGATAGCTCAACATTGAGATCGTGTCTATGCAATCATCTTTGCCTTTCAAACCTGACACGGTGGCAAGGCGAAGTTGACCGATGAAATGACCCATAATCACACTGGTTCGCATCTGCTGGGGAAAATACATCTTCCCCATTTTGAACCAAGGAACGACCACATTGAAGCGGGTGAGCTTATCCTGCGTGGGACGAATGCCTGCCGAGGATCCATGTGAGCTTGCGAAATTGAACCAGATGTTTCGGTTCAGCATCTCATTTTGAAGCCACTGAATGAACGCACCTTGCTGACCAGTGATCTCAACGCCGACCTGCTGAGGCTTATAGAACTGCACGAGCTTGAACAGATCATCAACGGATTTATCCATCGTCTGTCGTTCACACTTACCGTCCACCCAGAACCAATCCCCATTGGCATTATAGGCCCATACAGCAATGACACTATAGTCAGCCGTTTGCTTGGCCGATGTAGCAAAGTCAGTGGTGATATAGAAGTTGAAGCTTTCCCGGTTCTGGAGCAGGTTGGCCCGGTCATACCAACGCATATCCTCGTCCTGCACGAGGCGCTCTTCTTCCGAGGTGATCCGAAGCATAAGCTCTTGCATGAAAGAGCTGAGCTTGCCAGTTTTGGTGGCCATCTCATATTGCTCTTTCACATAAGCAAAGGTGAAACGATCCTCCCATGCCCCACAGAACTCTGCCTCCTCGCACGGGAACCGCTCGCAGACGGGCCATACGTTTACGTCCCAAGCCCCCGACTCCACCGCTTCAATAAGGATGTCGTCCTTATTGAAAGGTGTGCCATTGAAGATCACCTTACGCCTCGTTGGATCGAGAGCGTGGTTCACACCCTTATAGACCGTATCCTTGATGGCCTGCATCGACACCTTGGACTTGCTGTCGTCATCACTCACAAGGTCATCCATCACGCAGATGACAGGACGCTTGCCGAAGATCTTCGTACCACGAAGACCGGTCTTTGCACCAAACATCTTGAGGCCGAACTTATGGCCTGTCCGGTTCTCGAACTCGATATAGGCATCTGTGAATGTGACCTTGGGGAGCCAGTATTGAAGGAACGGGGAGTTGATGTATCGGAACTCCATATTCCGACGCAGGCTCTTCACACCGTTGTCCATGCTATCCGAAACATAGATGCCACCAGACAATTCCCCAAAACCATCCAGCTCACCGAACACACCTAGATAGAGGAAGAAGTATTCCCCAAACAAGGTGGTCTTGGCTGCACCACGGAAGCAGAGGTTGGCGATATAGGAGCTTGGCCCAACAATCTTATCGAGCATGGCCAGATGCACAGGGGGCGTCTTATGCTGCTCGCCCTCAGTGCCATTCACGAGCTTGATGAAGTTCATGAACTTGAGACTGAAGGATGAGGGAATGAAGTTGGTGGAATTCAGGTTGGCATAGTCAACACCATCCAGCCACTCATCCAGCTCTTGTTTGATCAGTGCCATTAGGCATTCCCTTCCAAGATAACTGCGGTTCCCTCAATGGTCTCACCCATTTCAACAGGAGCCTCCACCAATCGTTGAGCAGCCAGCTCACTAGCAGGCACACCGGCAGCGATAAGCTCAAGCTGACGACGACCAAGATTGGCAAGCATGGTCTGCATGGCATCCATCTCGGCTGTCTGGTTCACAGTCACAGCCACTTGCACAGCAGCTTCCTTAGGCTTGGCCAGATGAGTGAGGATCGAGTTGGCAGCTTCGCAGCGAACCTTCTCGCTGACTGCCGTGTTCATCAGCTCAGCCTGAACCTTGATGGCTGCGAAATAGGTATCCTGATAAAGCAGGTGGATTGGGATCAAGGATTTCTCCAAGATCGCGTTCACCAACTTACCCTTATGATACTGAGCCACATAGGCAGCAATGTCTTTGGCTGACGTGCCTTTGGTGATGAAATCGGCTTGACGTTGGGGGAACGTGCGGAAGTAGGAGTCTTGGTTCGTGTAACCCATCATCTTATAAGTCACGTACTGGATGGCATTGATATATGCCTCCATACCCCACTTGCCCTCTTGGAGCACGACGGCAAAGGTAACGAAGTGTTCTCGGATATGCTCAGCAATCAGAGGATCTGCGACCAGATTATTGATCTGATCCGTCAGGCTCTGGCTGGCAGCCGTCTTCATGTTCACAGGCAGTGCCCGTTTCACTTGATCGAGCGTTAGATCAGTCATTGGGAAATCCTCGTTGATTAGCGTTGCCGATCTGAGTGCGTTCGTTCAGAAAGGTCAGGCCGATGTTTCTGGGTTCATCGGTAGAATGAGTGGGTGTGGTCGAGTGAGGTTGGTCTCTCATACTCGACCACACTTCCTACTTATATATGTAGTGGGTGGCTCGGCCTTCTCGCACTACGGTCGTTCGCTTCGCTCACTCCCTTGTGCTTCAGGCCTCACCCAGATCACCTCACCAGTTGTCGAGCCTCACTCCCAAGATGTAGTGGTAGGAGGACATGGTATTCTCCTGCTGGTTCAAGAGCGTCTGGCTCATCACAGGAAGCCCCTTGAAAGCTGGGCTGTTGATGAACATTCGAAGCTGTGACAGCTTCTCAGCCAACTCAAATCGCTCAACGACGACACGATCCTGTGCCGTCTCAACCACACCATCAGCTTTGGGAATGGCAGACAGCTTGGTCTTCAGCCCGTAGCCGAGGAACTTCCAAATGGCCTGCTTAGCATTATACAATGCCAGCCGCTGACCAAAACCCTGATCGAAGTTGTCAGGATCAGCACAGGCACTCTCACCCGTGACCATGAAACCGTTCTGAAGCTCCAGCACACAGATCGTCAGCAGACCGATCTGCAAGAACGTCGTCTCCTTGATGGAGGCTTCGAGATCCTCAGAGGTCACACGGGGCTTCTTGCTTCGAGCTTTCAGTTCAGCTTCGGTGACGGGCTTATTCAAATCGCTCATGAAAAAGTGCTCCAGTCTTCGGCCAGCACATCATTGATACTGGGAACCCATGTGCTCACGGTGCCATCGGCACCCTTGAGAGCCATATACGCTGCATAGGGAACAAGAGCCTCATCCCCAAAGTAGGCCTTCGCCACACCGGTCTGGGCAGGATAGCTCGCTGCCGGAACCAGATAGACGAACATCCCCTTCCCATTCCAACCTGCTCGTTGGATCGGCATACCCACTTTGAGAAGCTCAAGGGCATGGCCGAAGTTCATGGCATCCGTGCTCTGGTAAGCCCGATGGAACACATCAGCAGGAGACCACGAGACATAGCCTTCATGGTTCGGATGGTTGGCTTTGCCCCCATCCACGTATTCAACGAGGAAACCCTCGTCCTCACCAATCTCATCAGCAGGCAGTTCCCAACCCCGGTACTGGTTATAAGCCAGCCGAGTCATAGGCAGTGCCTTGATGGTTTTGGTTCCAATATAAAGCAGTGTCATATTCATCTCCAACATATAGAGTAGGGGAGCCGTAGCTCCCCCCTCCAATTTAACCAGTGGGAAGAGGAAGTTCCTCAACACCAATGATCTGAAGACCGGAATGGATATAGAATGTCCGTTCCGTCTTCGGAGCCACCACTTCAGTCGTCACCGACTTAGCGGCACCCGGCTCACCATATTTCAGAGTGACCATGACAGGCCATCCTGCGTGAGCATCGATCTTTACACTCGTGGTCATGAGTTACCTCATATTTACCGAGAAAGTCAGCGTGTTGGTGGCTTAATGGGTTTACCCCGTTTCGCCCTCAGCACTTCTTCTTGCCCTTGCTCTTCATACAATCACCCCCTTCCACGAGCCTGTTGCTCAATGGCCACATTGCCAGAGGTACATTAGGTCGTCTATAGTTATTTCATAACGAGGGACGGACCATCTCTCTTCAAACAGGTGTCAGGCACCGGATCCCCTTATAAAACATAAGGAAGGAAGTGGATGGAGAGTGCTCAATGTTCGTGTGCTCCGCACCCTCACATCTGAACCAAGAGGATGGGGGGAGATCTCTCTTGACATAATAACCACACCTGTTGCACAAAGGTCACACCGGTAGGGTGTGTCTCGCCTCCACTCTCTCGGTGCTGTAACCCAAGTGGTATGTGGGGCTAATAACAACCACAGTTGGAGGCTTCGCTCTCCTCTCCGGTTTACCGGGGGCTGCCCAGCAGTGAGAAGCTGATCCAATACCAACCCCTGCGTTGAGCTTAATGGCTCCGCAGGGGTTTTTTATTGTCTGATAGTCAGACTTCCAATATACCTGCTTGGACCAAGGAGAACTACCATGTCATTATCAGATGCACTCTTGAAAGCTGAGGCTGACAAAGGAAATATCTACGCCGGTAAGATGCTCAAACAACGAACCCTTATAAGAAAGTTAATGCAAGAGAATGAGGAGCTTCTCAAGAATGAGATCGTCATAAGAAATATGGAAACAGAGATCAGACGACTCAAGGCTGAAGTAGCTAAGTTATCATCTATATCCCCCCAAGTTATCCGCTAATAGAGACTACCTCAATAATTATATTTTGCAGTGGGAAAATATGGGTAGGTATGTCTGATGGTAGGGTTTGACACAGGGTGGCTCACTATAAACTAACCTACCCCCCCGGTATCATTGACACATTTAACACAGGGCTACGCCCTGTTTGTGTGTGCTCTATACGATAGGTGGGTTCGTGTCTTCTAAGGTCTTCCCTATTCGCCGTGTGTTGCTCTCAACCACACTGGCTCTCTTCATACTCATCATGTTTGATCACGCAATGCGTGTTGATCAACAGAATCTGTGTGGAAAACTACCAGATATTGAATGTCCAACCGGACTATGGATCTGGTCCAATCTCTAACATCAGTCTCTCAGACTAATATCATCCGAGTAACACATGGGCATAACGCTCATGTGCTGCTCTACATAAATAGGGCTACGCCCTGTTTGGGAGTTGGCCCTTACCAACCACGTTGTGGGATCCGTGATCCACCCACAGGAGCTATAGCTCCCTGAACTATAGGTCGTACATGTGAGGCACCCACATGTCGAGTAAGACCAGCAATCCTGCTGGTCTTACTCGTTAAACAAAACCGATAGGTCTTTTTTCGGTTTGTCCCAATCATGGGTATAAACCACAACTGGAGCATTTCATCATGGCCACAACTCGTATGGCATTTGGTTCCATCCTTGGGACCGTTACGGATACCGCAGAAGCAGTATCCAATCTGGTCAAGACCGCAGGTCTGGGCATTGGCATGATCAACGATTTCGTTGCTGATGCCTCGCTCGATCAGAAGGATCGTGGCAAGGTTCACCGCAAGGTGTTCCGTGCAGCTCTGCTGCGTGACTCCAAGCTGGAGGTTGCGAAGAGCAATCTCGATGTTCTGAAGTTCACACGCGAAAGCAATGAGCACAAGGAACTCTACGAGCAAGCTGGTGAGCTGCTCGACAATGTGTTCGATGAGGCGGAAGCCGCATAAAACACTGGTGGCTCATGCACATACCTTAGGGTGTGTGTGTGGGCCACCTTATATAGCTGTCCGATAGGCCTAGGCAGGCAGAGGAGCATGATATGGACATTTATGGACGACAACTCGCTGGCCTGTTCGTGATGGCCATTATTTACATGATCTATAAGATCATTCGCTCAGT